CTTATATAAAAGGGAGTTTTTAATTGGTAGTATTGCACAGGGCGCAGGTGAAGTGTTAGGTGGAGTATTTGCAACTTACTTTGGCAAAACTGCAACACATGGAGCCGTTAGAGATTCAAAACTTTTAATGCAAGGATATGATTTAACTGATATTTTTAAACTAGATGCCCAGATTGCAGCACGTGAGGGCGTAGACCCAACAAATTACAAAGCAAGTATGAATGCAATACAAAAAGAAATTAAAAAACAAAAGATAAAACCAAAATTTACTCCAGGCATAGTTCCACAATCAGCATTAGGTAGAACTATACCTGCAAGAGGACAGTCAAGAGAAAATAGAGCGCAAGCAAATCTAGTAGAAATGATGAATAGCTTTTTTCAATCTCTTGGTAGAAAAAATGCAACCGTAGACGATTTTATAGAATCTGGGGCTGTAGGACAAATTGCAAAAAAAGAATTGTTAGAATTACAGGCAAACATGCAAAAAGGTATAAATGTATCTGATGAAAAATTAGATGCTTTATTAAGGATGATGGTTGATGAAATGGGAGTCTCAAAACACCTGATGGCTAACGGACAATTACAATCAGCAGAAACGCTAAGAAGAGCTTTATCAGATGATATGTATAAAACTTGGAACGCATGGTTTAAATCTAACCAAAAAATGTATGACGTAGCAGAAGAAGCTTTCCAAGCTACAAAATTAAATAAAGGAATAGAAACAGCGTTAGTACAAAGCTCGCAAAGATTTAAAAATTTACAAATTAAATTTGATTCGGACGATATTTTTGCACAATATTCTGGAGCTTACGTAAAATTAAAAGACTTAGCAGAAGGTAACATAAAAAATTTGAAACAATTAAAAGAAGCAAAAACAGAATTTAAAGCCGTACTTCAAGATGCGGCCGTAAGAGGTAAAACAGGTGGGACAACTTATAGATTAGCAAAAGATGTTATAGAAGAAATAGATAATTTGCAAAAAGATATTATAAGTAAAAAAGCTTTTGTCGGCATGGACGATATTACAAAAGCTGATTTAGATGCAGCATCATCCGCATTCAATTTGTTGAAAAAAGCAGATAACGATTATGCAAAAAACATAGATAAGTTTTCTGGAACTATATATCAAAATATAATAAGGCAAGCCAAATTAAATAAAAAAATTGATGCAGATGAAGTTTTTGGTTTTATTGATAATCCTACTTCTGCAGCAGAGTTACAAGAAATTTTTGCAGCACTTGGGCCAAGGGCAGATGCAGCCAGAGGACAATTAACAGCTTTATTATTTAAAAATGTAATAGCAGATAGCATTGACCCAGTAACTAAATTAATTAATCCAGTTAAATTTACCACGAACATTATGAAGTATGATTCCAAAGAGTTTGGCAAATCTACTCTCAAAGAATTATTTGGCCCTGACTATAACCTTAACATGGGGTTATTAAGAGAAATCAATATTCTCAACCCCAAAATAACAAAAAAAGATTTAAACACACTAATTAATAATATAGAAACTAATCCTAGTATGTTTAAATTAGGTATGGACCCAGATTTCAAAACAGGAAATGTTCTTAAAGGACAAGAAACAGCAAGAATATTGCAAGTGCGTACTGGAAATGAAATATTAAAAACAATATTACAAAAAGCAAAAATACAATCATCGCTTGATAATTTAAACAAACAAAGTTTTATGAAGAATGCTTTGAATGAAACACCTGAAAGAATTGTTGCAAATATATTCGGGCCAGGCTCTGCAAAAGAAATTAATTATTTAAAAGCCGCTCTTGCAGATACACCAGAAACATTTAAACAAATACAAGAAAATGCTATGGGCCAACTATTATCTAAAGCAGTTAGCACTGGTAAATTAAATAACTCTGGTAGCTTGGCAGATATATTTAAACCAAACGTTTTAAGAAATACATTGGAGTCATACGGAGATGACACCCTAATAGCTATGTTTGGTAAAGAGCAAACTCTTGCATTAAAAGCATTGCAGCAGTCATTAGATTTACAGGTAGGAGCAGCAAAAGGTCTTACAGCAGGTGGCATCGTAGCTGGAGCTATAGGAGCGCAAGCGTTAAATATTTCTTTACTACCGACCATCGTTGCTTTAAAAATATTTGGTAACGTTTTTGCAAATCCTAAAATTGTTAAATTAATGGCCAATACGGACCAAACATCTACAATGATGGTAATAGATGCTTTTGAAAAGGCTGCAAGACTTGCATCAGCACAAGCCATAGCTGAACAATCAGAGGATGTTCAAACAAGCGTAATACAAGAATTGCAAAAACAATTAGGAGATGAAGAAAATCAAGAAAGAGCTAATATAATTAAAGACCAGGTGCAAGGTATTGTACCGAAAATTCCTACTGTAATTCCTGATTTACCAGAAATTACACCAACATCTGCACCAATTGATAGAACAAATATTAGTAGAAGTTTGTTGGGTTCTCCGGCAAATGAAGACATTGCAAGAAGTCTTAATCAAATAGCTTAATTATTTTTGTTATAAATCAAGCCCATTTCTTCTCTATCAAATCCCAAAGGTTTATCAGACAAACAAACTAAATCTTCTTTACTTAAATGTACGTATGGTTCTGAATCTTCTTCATAGATAGGTTCAGCTATAGTACCAAATCTAACATCATATTCTTTTTTAGCTTGCCAGGTATGTGAGTATACGCTATCAGTCATAGCAAACACTAAAACAAAAGGGTGGCCTGTAGCTAAAGATAATGCAGAACCCATACGAAGTTTTGAGGTGCTTAACAATAAAGTGTCATACTTATCTATACCAAAACTTCTACATTTTACTTCAAGCCAAAAACATGACTCTTGACTTTCACACCAATAATCTAATCCGTATGACACGGGAAGTTTATTACAACGAACATCCCAAAGGCCCTCAATAAAACCTGCAACACGTTCTTCACGTTTCTGGTCATTTATATTTTCCATTTTAGGTTTTGGACACATATTACCCCCTAGTCGTCAAAAAACTCTGGGTCAATTGCAACTATTCTTTTTGTTGGCCTACCCGTAGTTTTGACCTTAATATCTTTTTCTTGTATTTCACCAGAATTTTTAAGTCTTTCAATTATCTCTTTTACTTCATATGATTTCATACTTCTGAATATTTCTCTTCTATCAATATCTCTTTTGCTTATACCTATATCACCTTGCGACCTTATAAAGCTTAGAACTTGTTTTATTTTGCCCTCAGTTTCTGAACCTGCTACTTTGTCTTCACAGTTATTAACTAATAAATGGTCGTAATAATAAACATAGTCAATTGCCCACTTGGTTACATCCCCTCTAATAATATTTGTTTTTGGATTATCAGCCAAAGCACATATTAAAGCTAAACGCATGGCCTTCTCTCTTGTTCTAGATAGCAATACCTCTAATCCAGTTTTTTCTAGTTCATCTTGTTCTTCTATTAATTTATACGCAAGGTTGGTAAGAAGCTTTTTACTATCGGAATCAAAAATTAATACTCTTTGTTTAAAATCTAATTCTGCATTATTTTTAGAAAGCTCTTCCATTTCGTTTTTTGTTTCTCTTATCTTTCTTACCCACTCACAAACATTATGAGATGGCTCAATAAACGGTACCATTTTACCTACAACTCTTGGTAGTTTAGATTCAACAACAATAAATCTATTTAAAAATCCATCTACAATTCTTCCAGTTGATAAAGCTCCGTAAAAGTTTTTTGGCACACTCATACCTAATAAAGTAATAGCAGGTTTAATAGTTGACCTGTCCATCGCTTCTTTTTGTTGTTTACTTGTCATATTCATAAGTGAATAATTATCTGGCCTTATTGTTCCATGACACCTTCCCCATGACTCCATAAGAACCTGTAAAGCATCTTCTTTGTTTGAATTTGATGCCTTAGCAATACTTTCTAATCTTTTTCCAAACTCATCCATAACTGTAATATGTGTAGGCTTATGTCTAAGCAAACTATAAACAGCACCACTTGATGTATAACCATCTCCTGCCATGAGGTCCATATGTCCAGCATTATCAAGCACAGACTCAACAACGGTTTTTGTATTTTCTTTACCTTGTCCTGATTTTGCTATACACATAAAATACAAAGAAGAATAGTTATTCATATCTGTTCTATACATCCTACCTGCTACAACAGAACCAATACCCAAAGCTGACTGCATACTTAAAGCTGGTTGTGGTATTTGCGCAATCTTTTCTGAATATTCAAATATATCTTTAATTATGCCTGGAGGGTTATATAAATCTTTTGGTTCAGAAAGTGTTTTATTTTTTGATATGTATGTAGGTGCAGCTTGATTTTTTCTTTCATGGGTTTTCATTATTGAATTAACTGTAGTGTCAATTTCAGTATCATCTAAAGGAGGTTTATTATTTCTGTTCCAAGAGTGTAGAAAAAATCTTGTAAAATCTACATTTAAACCCTTTGCAATTAAATATCCAGCAATTCTTGCAGCGGTATCATTTCTGCCTCCCTCACTTACAGACTCAAGAGATAGTGGTGTTGATATGGGCTTACCATTTATTTTATCTGCGCCGGTTACTTTTACCCAATGGTCTTTTGTAAAATCTGGCAAGTCGTTAGTGTCGTGTAATTGCCAGTCTTCAATTAATTGTGGTTCATAGATGACGCCGGTGGCATGAATGTTATAGGGGGCTATTATCAGTCCACCAACGCCTCTTATGTCTATAAGTTTTGCAGGGTCATAATCTGCAACTCTTCTTGCAACATAAGTTGTAAAATTTTCAGGATTATTATAGTAGTAGTGCATACCTTTACCGGTAGCAACTTTTAAAGGAGTAACTGGTAAATTATTTGCCGCCCATATAACGGCTTCTGGTGTATCTGCATCTACAACCAAAAATTTACCAGTTACTAAAGCAACAACTAAATCATCACGGCCCTTAAACCATTTGGTGATTTCTTTTTCTGTTGGCTGTTCGCTTTTAAACCTTTCCCAACTACCCAGCTCTTTTGGCGGTACCTTATTATGTCTTTGTAAAGGTACTACACTAAAACCAGACTCGGCATATGCAAGCGCTAAATCCAACGCAGAATCTTCTGCTGTCGCCTTGACGTTGAACACTTTTACTATTCTTCAAAAACAGTTTCAAGTGGCC